TCTTTCAAAGAATCAGATTGCAGGTGCATTAAAGAAGCTGAAGGATGAAGAATTGATTGTTGAAGGAAATTACAACAGGACTAGCTTCGATAGGACTAAATGGTATGCCCTGACAGAGAAAGGATTTCTTGTTGTAGAAAATCATTTTGACGATGCTAAAAAAGAAGAAATCCATTTCTTAAAATCAGAAATGGAAAGTCAAGAAATCAAAAATGGAAGACACGAAAATCAGAAACCTATACCATATACTATAACAGATAACAATATAACAGATAATAATTTTAGCGATTCAGAGAGAGAACATGACGATGTTGTTCCGATTTCTGCAACTGAAAAAAGAAAACGTGTTAATGAGATGTTTGAAAGATTATGGCAGTTATATCCAAGAAAAATGGGGAAGGCCGATGTCAAATATAAAGCAAGAGAAAATATATATGACAATGTTGGAGAGGAACAATTCGTCAGATGCATAAACAGGTTTAAAGATGTTTCAAGAGAAACTGACATGCAATACATCAAATATGGTAGCACATTCTTCAATACAGGTTATGAGGATTTCTTAGACATTAACTATGGTCAAACAAATAACGTAACTGGTACGGATGATGAATGTCTTCCATTCAGATAAGGATGCGATATGTCAAAACAATACATAGACGAAAATGAGGTACGGAAAGCCGTTTCCATTTTCAAAAAGGATTCTATCTCCGGGCTTTTTGAAGTCAGAATTGCAAGTAAAAGCAAAAAAGAGCCGATAGTAGGTTATTTCACTAATGTAAATGTAATGTTAGAAAAGCTATATAAGCAGAACTTACGTGGTAAGAATGTTTATATAGTCATGAATGAAATAAACAAAGCATGTTACGCAAAGACAGCAAGAGATGATTTTGTTCAGAGTGCTTCTGCAACAGGTGACAAAGATATAATAGGACGATGGTGGCTGTTAGTTGATCTCGACCCTATAAGACCAACAGACACATCATCATCTGATGAATCAGTTGCAAAGGCAAAAGAAAAGGCTCAGAAGGTCTATTCTTTTCTGAAACAGCAAGGATTTAGTGAACCTGTTATTGGTTTTAGTGGGAACGGTTATCATTTGCTTTACAGGATTTGTTTAAAAAACACCAATGAGGTTAATGACACTGTAAAAAGGTTTTTAAATACTCTCAATATTTTATTCACTGATGATTGGATAAAAGTTGATACGGCTAATTTTAATGCGTCAAGAGTATGTAAATTATATGGAACTTTAGCACAAAAAGGAAGTGATACAGAAGAATATCCTCATAGAATGAGCCGAATATTATCCATACCTAAAGAATTATCTCCGATACCGATTGAATATATTCAAAAGGTAAATGAAATAATCCCAACAAAAGCAGATACTCCGCAAAGATACAATAACTATAACGGAGAAAAATTCGATCTTGTTAATTGGATGGATAAGCACTCAATACAGTATAAACCGTATAGTACAAGTGATGGCATTAAATACATTTTAGACCATTGTCCATTCAATGAAGAACATACAGGAAAAGATGCAATGATATTTCAGGGGAATGGCGGTGCGATAGGTTTTCATTGTTTCCATGATTCGTGTCAAGATAAAAAATGGCAGGATGTGCGGGTTCTCTTTGAACCAGATGCGTATGAGCGGAAATGGCAACGTCAAGACAAAATGATGTACGGTCATTTCAACAGAGCAAAGAAACATGAGCCGGAGCCTTTACATCCGACAGAACAGAATCCGATATGGTATACGCCTATGGATGTATATAACATGCCACGGAAGGAAGTCCACTATATAAAGACAGGATACACAGGAATAGACCAGAAAATGTACGGACTGAAGAAAAAAGGTATCTCAGTGCTTACAGGACTTCGTTCAGCAGGTAAATCCACATGGTTAAGTGGTATGATCCTGAATGTTATACAGGATGGAAACATAGTTGGATGTTACTCAGGTGAGTTAGATGAGCAGGATTTTATGCGGTGGTTAATACAGCAAGCTGCCGGAAAAAATGGCGTTGAACCGGGCAGATACGAAGGGCAGTACAATGTACCGATGAAAAACCGTGAACTGATAAGTAAGTGGCTGCAAGGAAAGCTGTTTCTGTATAACAACAATCACGGTAATAATTTCAAACTGCTCTGTAACGAAATCGAAAAGAAAATTAAAGAGGACAAATTAGATTTAGTTGTAATTGATAATCTTATGGCTTTAGACATTGATGATTTAGACTACCAGAAGTTAGAAGCACAAAAGAAATTTGCCCTTGAATTGAAACGTATTGCTAAAGATGAAGATGTACATATCATGTTCGTAGCGCATCCGCGAAAGACAGTTACATTCCTTAGACTTGAAGATATTAGCGGTTCAGGAGACTTAGCGAACGCAGTTGATGATGCTTTCCTGATTCATCGCAATAATGAGGATTTCAAAATCCGTAGTCGTGAAATGTTTAAGTGGAAAGATGACCATATAGCTTATTCGGGAACAAATGTCATCGAAGTAGCGAAAGACCGCGAAAATGGTACACAAGACTGGTTTATCCCGATATGGTATGAAAAAGAATCCAGACGGATGAAAAATAGCCTTGCAGAGAACATAATTTACGGGTGGCAAATAGATATACCGAAAGAAACACAGTCTGAGCCTGAAATGGTTGATTATTTAGATGATAGCGAATGGGTAACTTTACCAGAAGAGGGTGACGGTTGGGATGACTTCGATTGAATTCACAAAAGTTATAGGTGATTTCTGGAAGTGGTTCAGTAAGCACTACAAGACTGAACTGCACAAGGATGACTTGGAAGATATGTTCTGGGCAAACGCAGTTAACGACATGGAAGAGATTTTAAAAAAGTACGGCGAAGATAAAACCGTCATAAGCATATCACGGCTGTGCTTGTCAGAAATGTCCGATATAAAGGACTGGAACAAAACAAACACACAGTTAGTTCTTTACTACAATGCTTTTATAGACTGTACAAAAATCCTGAAGGAAGTAGAAAGGGGATTTGATTACTGTGACGGTCTGAAGAAGCAGTTGTATGCAAAGTATAAAGGTAATAAATTCACAGGTGACTTGTTTGATTTGACAATGGAGAAAATCGCAAATGAGTGAAAGAGTATTATCTGACACATCCAGTGCCAGAAGCGCAAGAAGAAAATATCAAAGGCGTAAAGAACAGGGATTATGTGTAGTATGCGGAAAAGCTAATACTGAGCCGGGATATACAATGTGTCCTGAGTGCAGAAAGAAGAGCCGTGAAACGCAAAGCCTTAACAGAGCAATGTATATCAAAATGGGAGTATGCCCACAATGTCGTAAGAATACTATTTTTCCCGGCGAAAAGAGGTGTCCTGATTGCATAGAAGCGTCAAGTGAAAGATGGAAAAAGTATACAGCAAAGGTAGATGTTAAAGAAAACAACAGAAACCAAAACCGCAGAAGATATAAAGAGCGAAAAGAAAATGGCTTGTGTGTACAGTGCGGAAAAAGGAAACCTATGCCGGGAAAAGTCAGATGTGCGACATGTGCAGCTAGAAACAAAGTTAATTCAGCGAACTACAGAGAAAGGAAATTGCGTGATGAAATTTGAAAAAGTCAGCTATGAGAATTTCGCAAAGGATTCAGGGAAAAATGGTTTTACATCTTGTGAAGAAGCCTATGAGAATATTGTAATTCCATACAGGGGCAGCGCAGGATCAGCAGGTTATGACTTCAGTACGCCGTATCCGATTCATCTTGACCCGGATGAAAGAATCATTGTTCCGACTGGAATTAAGGCATACATGGAAAGTGGAGAAGTTCTGCTAATCACAGTCCGGTCAAGCGCAGGGATTAAAGATGGTGTCGTATTTAGCAATACGATTGGTATTATAGATGCGGATTATTTTAACAACGAAAAGAACGAAGGCGACATAATGTTGGCTCTTTGGAATACATCAAATAAGCCTGTAAAATATCATGCAGGTGACAGAATTGCACAGGGTTTGTTTGTAAAATTCGGTATTACGGATGATGATAATGCAACTGGTGTTAGAGTTGGTGGAATTGGTTCTTCAGGAAAGTAAGAGGTAAACATGGATAATACAACAAAGGCAATCGCCTACTATGCAGGTGTCATTATTCAGAATCAGGGATTTATGCTTCAGTTACTTGCTAATCTTCAGCAGGATAGAAAAAACGCCGATTCATCATTTGAGTACGGAAAGAATATGGTTGATTTCGGAACTAAGGTAGTGAAGAGTACGAAGGAAGAAAATAATGATAACGGTCAGTGAAGCACAGAAAAAGTTAATCAGAAATGGATATGACATTGATCTTCAAAGCCCATACCGAGAACTGACAATCTTAAATGCAAAACATCCAGAAGTGAAAGAGTTTTTACAGAACGAAGGATATGAGGGAAATTTCATTACGATACGGAAGAAAGGTGGTGATGGTAGGTGATTCATTATGGTGATATTACAAAAATATCCGGCAAAGAAATGCCGATAGTTGATATTATCACAGGTGGTTCACCTTGCTAGTCAAGACTTATCTGTAGCAGGTTTAAAGGCAGGATTACAAGGTGAGCGTTCCGGATTATTTCTGGAACAAATAAGAATTATAAAGGAAATGCGACAATATGACAGACAAGCAAATAGAAGGTCAGATCAGCTTGTTCGACCTCGATTCTGCGTTTGGGAAAATGTACCCGGCGCACTCAGTAGCAACGAAGGAAAAGACTTCCAAAGGATACTCACGGAATTCATCAAAGTCTCGCAGTCAAACGCCCCTGATGTGCCTATGCCTGATAGGGGGGGGGGTGGACAAAAACAGGATTCCTGTATGATGAAATGGGAAGATGGTCTATCGCGTGGAGAATTCACGATGCACAATTCTGGGGAGTGCCACAAAGACGAAAACGGATTGCTTTGGTTGCAGACTTTAACGGACTTTCCGCAGGAACAATTATGTTTGACCCTCAATATAGGCGAGAAACCAAGAGTGAAGAATCCAACGGTGCTAAGTCAGATATTGGAAAAGAATGTAGACAGCAAATACAATCTTTCTGCGAAAGCATGTCAGGGAATTCTGAACAGAGCGAAAAAGAGAGGGAAAAAACTTCCGGAGATATTGGAAAATGCGCTGAAGAGACAAATAGAAGCATAAATAACGTGCATGTATTTGATGCAAGCAGAAGACATAACTATGAACCGTTTGAAGATATATGTGAAACTGTACAAGCATCATATGGAACAGGCGGTGGAAATATACCGATTGTGATTGAGGGTAATGGAAGTAGACCGTCACATAAAGGCGATGGGTATATAGAATCCGAAACGATGTACACATTAAATAGTACGGAACAACACGCAGTTGTATATGGCACAACGTCATATAATAGCCAATGTAAGAACGAGCCGATAACTATTGAAATGACTTCTACAAAGAATACAATAGGTCAGAATGGAATAATGCCTACATTGACAGCTAGAATGGGAACTGGTGGCAATCAGGTCAACGCTGTATTAACTGAGAAAAATAACTATCAGAAAACTGTAGAAGCGTTATGTGCGTGTGATTATAAAGGAATAAGCAATACATATGTAGAACAAGATAAAGTAATTCTACAGAAGGTTGCTGCAAATTCTGTTTTAATGGATTCATACCAGCATTACGGATATAAAGAGAATGAAACAACTGGAACATTGACTGCGGAGCAAAATATACATGTAAGAGGTGACACTCCATTAGTGATTACTGAAGTTGATGTTGCAAGACGCTTAACTCCGCTTGAATGCGAACGGCTACAAAATTTTCCTGATGGATGGACAGATATAGGCGAGTGGGAAGATGATAGCGGTAAACTTCATAAATACTCAGATACACCGCGATATAAGGCACTTGGAAATGCAATAGCGTTACCATTTTGGCAATGGCTTTCAAGACAAATATCAGCGCAATATGAAACACAATGTACAATGGGTGGATTATTTAGCGGCATTGGTGGATTTGAATTGGCGTTTGCGAGAAACGGAATAAAACCACAATTTACATGCGAGATCGAGCAGTTTCCTCGGGCAGTGTTAAGAAAACATTTTGGTGATAATAAAACAGGTCAAGAAGGCGATTATTATAAATATTTATAGAGTAGCAATTTTCACAAAATCCTGCAAAAACAATTCACACAGATAGGGAAACATTTTCTGAAAAAGTAGTATATAATAGTCTTAAATACATATCAAACATAGGTAGCCTTTTACATTTTCCGACAGTGTTCTAGCTGTAGTCCTTTACATTTCTGACCTATGTTCTCCCCTTTTTAATTTATTTACAACTGAATATAAGTGTGTCTCAAAGGAGCATTAAAAAGAATGAAAGACAGTTTCATTTTTAAAGACGATGCAAACTCTGAAGTCATGATAACGAGAGTGTATAAGAATATCCCGTTATATCGTCTTTATTATTCAAAAATTGAGGA